GACGATCTGGAGGATGAGGAGAACGCGGACACCGAAGAAGCCCGCGACAAGATCCTCTCCTGGCTGCTGGCGTCCGTGCTGCCGGCCATGGACCCCAAGGGTCGCATCCGCATCAATGGAACCCCGCTCAACCCGCAGTCGCTGCTGGAGAAGCTGCGCAAGATGGAGGGGTGGAAATCGAAGGTCTACCCCATCGTGCTGCCCGCCTCCCTAAACCCCGAGGAGTGGGAGGAGCCCCTGTGGCCGGCGCGGTTCCCGCTCGATGAGGTTAAGGCCATCCGGCAGACTTTCGCCGACGCAGGCAAGGCGACCATCTTCGCCCAGGAGTATCTGTGCCGGGCGGAAGACCCCGCGACCAAGCTGTTCCAGCATCGGCATATTCGCATCAACCCGACGCCGCCGGTTTTCGCCCCCACATGGGTCTATGCCGACCCGGCGCGTACGACCAAGACGCGGACTAGCGCCAGGACGGGCTATGCTGTATGGTCATGGGTGGGGAGGAAGCTCTATGTCCACCGAGCCTACGGCGCATTCCACAAACCGGACGAAATTGTCTCTGAGCTATTTTCGCTTAACGAGCGGTACGCTCCGGTACAGATTGGTGTGGAGCCCGATGGCCTTGAGGAGTTTATCTTCCAGCCCCTACGTGCTGCGCAGCTTGACCGTCATGTTACCCTCCCGCTCGCTGGAGGCCGCGCTATCCGCGCGCCACGCGATAAGGACGGTTTCATCGGAGCGCTCCAGCCCTTCTTCGAGGCTGGCGAGGTCGAGCTTTCCGCCGATTGCTCGGACCTGATCGCCGAGCTGCTGGCGTTCCCGTCGGGACGCAAGGACGTGCCGAACGCTTTGGCTTACGCATTGCGGATGCGACCAGGGAGGCCGATCTATGAGGACTTCACCCGAACTCACGTTGCTGATCAACCCATCACCGCCAACAGCCGGCAAGCGGCATACCTCGCCCTCAACGCTACGCCTGGTATCGTCACGGCAGTCCTCCTACAGCGAGTTGACGGTGCCGCTCGCGTGCTGGCTGATTGGGTGCATGATGGCAATGCAGGCGATGGACTGGACGCCATACTCCCGGACGCCGCCATCGTCGCCGGACGAGCCGTGATCCCCTTCGCGCCGCCCGATCGCTTCGACCGCTTCGACGGCACCGGGCTGATCGCGGCGGCGCGGCGCAAGGGCATCACGCTGCGACGGGGACGCGCCCCTTCGACCGACGTACTGACCCCGCTGTTGCGCCGAACCATCCGGGGCTTCCCCGCCTTCATGGTAAGCCCCGACGCGCGCTGGACGCTCAACGGCCTGTCGGCGGGCTATTGCCGCAGCATGGACACGTCCGGCAAGGTCAGCGACCAGCCGGAGGACAACCAGTACCGGCACCTCATCCAGGGGCTTGAAGCGCTGGTCGGCGAGTTCGACGCGGTGGCGGCGGTCGAGGAGGATGACGGCGGCGGGATAAACTGGCAGTATACCGACGACGGTCGCCGCTTCATGTCGGCTAGAGGGACGAGGTAGCCATGGAAGTCGTTCAGCTCCATTCGACATCGCTTCGGGACGTACCTGGACGCTTGCGCCGGCTCGCTGATCGCATCGAAGCCGGGGAATTGGGAGAAATGCGTTTTGTCATTGCTATCACTGTACGCGAAGACGGGTCGCAGCAAGAGTACGGTTTCGGAGATTTAACCATGCATGAGGCCGTTGGCGCCATGGCATGGGGCGCGTCGCACATTGGAAACGATGCCCGAATTGGGGATGCGCATGGCTAAGCAACTGAAACTCACGCCGCGAGATAAGGACTACTCCCAGCTTGAGAGCATGGCGGAGGATCTGGGCGACCTCTATAACGACACGGTGAAAGCCTTCACCGACAAGAACAGCCGGGCCAACGACAACCGGGACTATTGGGATATCTACAACTGCGTGACCAACCAGAACCAATATTACAACGGCACCAGCCAGGTCTATATTCCGGTGGTGCATGACGCCATCGAGGCGCGCGTCACCCGGTTCACCAACACTCTGTTTCCGCAGAATGGCCGGCATGTCGACGTGGTGGTCAACGACCAGAACATTCCGCACGGCACCATCAGTCTGCTTGAGCATTATGTCCGCACCGCTCAGCTTCGCGAGATCACGCCGGCGCTGCTACGCAACGGCGACGTGGAGGGGCACTACTCGGCGATGCTCGAGTGGGTCGAGACCAAGCGGGTCATTACCAAGCGGGTCAAGAAGCCCGTCACGCTCGATGGCGAGATCGAGCTGGACGAGGAGTACGAGACCGTCGAGGACGAGGAGATCGTCGACCGCACGCCGGTCGTCCACGTCCTGGCCGATAGCGACATAACCGTCTGGCCGGCGACCGCCCGCACGCCGGAGGAAGCCGAGGGGGTGGCCATCGCCGTGCGGCTGTCCAAGGAGGCGGTCAAGAAGAAGATCAAGGATGGGGAGTTCGACAAGCGCGTCGGCGAGGCGCTGCTGGCCAATTTCACCATGAGCGCCAACACGCAGCAGCCTGACCCGGCCAAGGAGAAGTCCGACGCGGCGGGCGTCAAGCTGGACGGCGCCAGCAAGGCGGCCCTGCTCTACATGGTCTGGACTAAGCGCCTCAAACTCGGCAAGCATCGCGGCTGGTCGGTGAGCTGGTTCGCGGGCGAGGATATGTGTCTGTCGTGCCGGCGCAATCCGAACTGGTGCGACCGCGTGCCCGTGCTGTCCGCCCCGCTCAAGCGCCTGGCCGGCAGCTTCTGGGGGCAGAGCCCGATCGCCACCGTGGCGCAAACCCAGTACGCTGCCAACGACGCGCTGAATATGGGGCTCGACAGCGCGCAGTACGCGCTGCTGCCGATCATCGCCACCGACCCGGAGAGTAACCCGCGCACCGGGTCGATGATCCTCAATATGGCGGCCATCTGGGAGGTCGACCCGAACAAGACCAAGTTCATGGAGTTCCCTCAGCTTTGGAAGGAAGCTTTCGAACTGGTCTCGGCGCTCAAATCTCAGGTTATGCAGTCGCTATCGGTCAACCCCGCCATGATGCCCCAGGGCGGCGGGCGCAAGAAGCCGACCCAGGCCGAAACGGCGCAAGAGCAGGCAGTGGCGCTGGAGAGCACCGCCGACGCGGTGACCATCCTGGAGCAATGCATCTTCACGCCCATGCTGCGATGGTTCTACGAGATGGATCATCAGTATCGCGACACTGACATGATGGTCCGCCAGTTCGGCAGCCTCGGCGTCAAGGCGCTGCTGGAGGAAGTGCCCCCCAGCACCATGGACACCCAGTACGAGTTCAAGTGGTTCGGCGTCGAGCAGAGCAAGAGCCAGCAGCAGGTGCAGCAAATGATCGCCGGCATGAATGTGCTGCGTGGATTGCCGCCGCAATTGCTGGGGGGCCTCACGCTCAATCTTGCCCCCGCCGCCGAGGATATCGCCGAAAAAATCTTCGGCCCGCGTCTTGCTCCGCTGACCCTGGTGGATGAGCGCGACAAGATGACGGTAGCGCCCGAGATCGAGAACATGATGCTGGCGGCTAACCATCCGGTGGAGGTGCACCCCGGCGATGATGATCCCAAGCACATCGAGAGCCACATGCAGGCCGCCAGGCTGTCGGCTGATCAAGGCTTGCCGCTGGACGCCTACAAGATGCATATCACCAAACATCAGGCGCAGCTTCAGGCCAAGGCGCAGGCGGCGGCTCCGCCGCAGCAGGGAGCCCCGCCGGGCGGCCCGCGCATCGGAGCCCAGCCCAAGCCGCCGAATGGGCCGAACGCACCCCCTGGTATGATCCATCCCGACCAGGCACAAGATCCTGGGCGCGTACCGCGCTAGACAGCTAATACTGGTTTGATGTAATAGTTTTACATTCGACTGGCCGGCGTTACCGGCTTACGAGTGGTTGCCGTTAGCACCAAGGAGAATGACTATGGACGAGTTTGAAGACGAAGCCCCCGATCTGGAGCTGGACGCCGCGCCGGAAGAGATCGAGGAAGAGGTCGCCGAGGGTGAAGGCCCGGACGACGAAAGCGAGGATGACGAGGCGGAAGTCGGCCCGGACGATGAAGGCGAGGACGACGAGGCGGTCGACGCCAAGCCGGCCAAGAAGGAAGGGCGCTATGCCGTTCTGGCGCGGCGGGCGAAGGAAGCAGAAGCCAAAGCGGAGGCCGCCGAGCGTCGCGCCGCCGAGATCGCGCAGCGTCAGGAGCAGTTGCTTCGGCAGCAGAACCACGCGGCGTGGCAGGCGCAGGAGAACGCCAAGCTGGAGGCGATGCTCCCTGAGGAGCGGATGGCTTATCAGACCCAGCAGCAGATCCAGGCGCTGCGCGCCGAGATGCAGCAGGTTCAGTTCCAGGCGGCGGAGGCTTCCGAGAAAGCCTCGTTTGCCGCCGAGGCGCGGGTCAACCCGGTATATGGGAAGTATGCCAGCCGGGTCGAGCAGATGAAGCAGGACTTCCTGCGCGAGGGGAAGAATGTTTCGCGGGAGAACATCCTGCGGCACCTGATCGGCGAAGACGCGCTGAAGCGCGGGAGCAAGGCGGCGACCAAGCAGCGCGCGGCGGGCGCGGCGCGCAAGGTCGCGGCGGCGGGCCGCCAGCAGAGTGGTCGGTCGGACACCACGACCGGCGGGCGTCGCGAGAAGACGCTGGAGGAGAGGCTTGAAGGCGTACTTATTTAGCGGGCTGGGTGAAACACCCGTCCTGCATCTCTAGGAGGGTGTTTCATCATGGCTGTCAATTCGTCTTCCAATTTCAACTCGGGCGGCACCTACGGTACCGGTGACGTCGAGCCGTATATCCAATCGAAGGTCATGCCGCTGGTCCAGCGCCAGCTCATCGCCTATCAGTTCGGCGACATGCTGCGGCTCCCCAAGGGACGCGGCACCACCTACGCAGCGTCGCGTTACGATCGCCTGAATTTGCCGGCGGCCCCGCTGTCGGAAGGCGTGCCGCCCGTCGGCGAAAGCATGCCGCTCGCGCAGGTCAGCGCGGTCGCCCAGCAGTGGGGCGACAAGGTGACCATCACCGACGTGGCCGAGTTCACCATCAAGCATCCGCTGTTCCAGGTCGCGACCGAGCTGGTCGCCATGCAGATGGCCGAGACGCTGGAGCGCAACACCTTCAACAACCTGCTGGCCGGCACCCAGATCAACTACGCCTCCTACGACGGCACCGCGCGCGGCTCGCGCGCCGGCATTCGCAACGGCGGCACGGCGGCCACTTCCGACATCCTGACCCCGCACGAGATCAATCGCGCCATGGGCGCCCTCTACACCATCGGCGCGCCGCAGTTCATGGGGCAGATGGAGCAGGACGCCAAGATCGAGGCTGGCAAGCCGAGCAAGGCGTCGTCCGACCCGCGCGGCATGCAGCACTATGTGGCGCTGATGCATCCGCTGCCCGAGCAGGACATGCGCGAGAACGCGACGGTCGTCACCGCCTGGTCCTACAGCGACATCAACCGTCTCTACAACAACGAGCTGGGCGAGTGGGGCGGTACGCGCTTCTGCCGCTCGAACATGGTCCCCTTCTTCGTCGGTGTCGCCGCCGTCAGCGGAACGGCGGGCGCGGCGGGCAATCTCGCCACTGGCCCCTACTTCGTGCAGGTGACCGGCCTGCCGGCGCAGCAGAACTACGAGCAGCGCATTTATCAGGTGTCCGGTTCGATCGCGGTGACCGGCCCCAACGGGTCGATCAGCGTCACCGTGCCGACCCTGGCCGGCTACGTGTTCAACGTCTATATCGGCACCACCAACTCGCCGGTCAATCTTGGTCTGTCCACCGCCGGCCCGACCAGCGGCCCGCTCCAGGGTCAGGCCGCCCAGATCCCGTCGGGCTCGACGATCACCATCACCGGTATCGGCGCGTCGCAGGTTCCGCCTGCCGCCCCGGCGACCGGCGTCACGGTGTTCCCGACTTTCATCATCGGCAAGAACGCCTACGGGCAGGTGATGCTCGACGATCCGAAGTTCACCTACCTGAAGACCGCCGACAAGTCGGACCCGCTCAATCAGCTCCGCGTGATCGGCTGGAAGATTTTTTATGGGACATTGATTGAAAACCAAAATTTTCTGATGCGAATTGAAAGTACTTCGTTGTTCACTTCTAACTTCCAGTGAACTAAGTACTTTTAGACGAGTAGGGCCGGTATTTAATACCGGCCCTTTTGTTTAGTTATTTTTAAGGTAATTTATAGCCCGCTGCAACAAAATTTGATTATCCGAAAATTTACCTAGTCCAGTATTGCATGAGGTACATAGAAGACCTCGAATGCGCCCAGTAGAATGGCAATGATCTACGTGAAATCCTCCGCGACCTCCCGGTCTGTCTGTTTCGCATATCGCGCATAATCCATTTTGCGCGGCGAGCATTCGGTTATACTCCCCTAAAGATAGTTGGTACTTACTTTTCCGTTTATGGTCTGCGGCGAGTTCAGGATTTGCTTCTCGCCATTTTTTGCTTCGTACAGCGTTCTTTTCTTTCCAGTTTGGTTGGCGGTCGGCGTACTCTCGAAATATTTTCTTACTGCATTCTTTGCAGCGCCGCTGAACTCCGAGATACATTTTTGTGTCTGGGTAAAATTCCGCAATTAGCTTGTCTTCTTTACAGTGCCCACAACGCTTCATTCCTTCGGGTGCCGGGTTACGCGGCGGGCGAAGATTGTATTTGGCTTGGCGGTCTTTATGGCAGGGTTTGCAGTAGAAATTTAGGCCGTCCGGTTTGGATTTATCTTTATGGAAGGCCGAAGTAGGTTTACTTTGTTCGCAGGATTTGCAGGTCTTTTCCATAATCTCCTCCGCGCTGATTATGGAAAGTATATATCGGCTTTTATGGAAAGCAAGGAGGATGACCATGGCACGTAAGCCGACCCCCGAAACCCAGTTGATCCCCGGCGCGGTCGAACTCGACCCGACCAAGCAGCTCCAGCTCGAAGAGGAAGCCAAACAAGAACTGATTGCGGAACAGGAGCGCCTGGCCGCCGAGCAGTTCAAGGCCGCCGCCAAGCGCCGCCTGAAGGCCGAGATGCAGGCCGCCAACGGCGTCGCGCCGGATGAGCTGGTGCCGCTGCTGATCGACCTCGCCCCGCACGCCGACCGCATCCGGAT